GACCCAACGACCTTTCTCTGTAAGCAGAGTAGGCAGCTCTAGTAAAGCCTTCTTTACCTTCTTTAATATACTTTTTAAAACGTTTAAAGTTTGCATTGTATTCTCCAAGTTGTGTAGTGTCGATAGCGTTATCAATAAAATGTTGAATAACATTATCGAGCATCGTTATTAAATCATCTATAAACTTTTCTTTCTTCGACCATTTATCAAAGTATTGTAAATTAACTGAGGATAAACAACACACTGCTGTTCTCTCTTCGTTGGTTGGTAAGGTTATCTCAGAACATAAATTACTTTGTTTGATTTCTAGTCCTAAGTCTTTTTGTTTTTGTGGTAAAGCATCATTACAATTATCTATGTTGACAATGTAAGGCTCACCGGTTTCTGCTCTAGCATTAATTAGTTGCCACCATAAATCTCTAGCACTAACAACCTTTACAGCTTCATTAGATTTAGGGTCAACCAATCTAAACTCTGCATCTTCTTCTACAGCTTTTAAAAATTCTTTAGTAACGTTGACAGCGTTGTGAAGATTTAAACATTTACGATTGATATCTCCACCTGATTCTTTTCTCATGTTGATAAACTCTTCAATCTCAGGATGAGAAATATCCATGTAAGCTGCATAGCTACCTCGTCTTGTTACACCTTGATTGAAGGCTAACATCTGAGAGTCTACGACATGCATAAAGGGGATTGAACCAGTAGACTTACTACCGTGAGTAGTAGATACACCGTTAGACCTAACGTCTCCCCAATATCCACCAATACCTCCACCTGAACTTGCCAACCATATGTTCTCATCATAATGAGCTGATAAACCGATACGACTGTCAGGAACATAATTAAGGAAGCAGCTAATAGGAAGCCCACGACTTGTTCCCCCGTTACTAAGTATAGGAGTGCTAAACATGAACCAACACTTGGAACTGTATTCATAAAGTCGTTGAGCAAGTTCAAAATCTGTATGACCTTTGTAGGTTGCTCCGAAGACTGAGGCTCTTGCGAATGCTTCTTGGGCATGGGTTTCTTCTCCTGTAAAATATCTATCCTTCAATGTATCAAGACTAAACTTATCTAGTCTTTTCTCATTATCATAATTAATCTTTATTCCTAAGTATTCCTTTGGTCCTACTTTGTCTTCAACCATTACGTGTTCTCCGTGTCGTGTACGTTAAGCATTATTATACCATAGTGTAGTATCTTTAGCAAGTCTTTTCTGTTCTTACCTTCTTTGTTACCATACCTCTTTGCATACTTCATTATATTGCCCAAGCAAAAGCCCTCACCATGACCTGAATCAATGATAACATCGGTTGCTTGGTACTTATCACTTGCATAATGTTGACCATAAGTATTATTAATATACTTTGCAAGTTCTTGTAATAATTTTTCTTCATTAAATTTATAATTAATTTTTGCCACTCTTCCATTCCTCCGGTAATGTTTCTTCACTAAACCATCTAAAACCATTTGTCTCAGCCCATTCAGCATGAGTTCTTTTTGTNCCATCTTTTCTAACCTTTGCTCCCGGCATAGCCGAGTAAGGTTTTTGAAAAAAGAATACTAACTCATACTCTTCAACTTTTTCTTTGAATGTTTCTCGTATCCAAATATATTTACTGTACTCAGCATGATCCCAAAATCTACCTTTGGCTTCAAGTAAAATAGTTTTACCATCTATAACTCTTACAAAGTCAGGCTCATACTTATGTGGTATGACATATGGTATGACATCATGGTGGTGTTTCCAATCACCTAAGAAGTCTTGGTGAATGTCATACTCCCATAAACTGTCATACCCTTTTGGTACTCCAATCTTTTTTGGTCTTGGTTTTCTAGGTACTCTCTTAGGCATTTAAATCCTGTAATGTAATATTAGGATTTCTTTTTACCTGTTTATAAAACCAACGTAAGCTGTATGCACTTAATAAAAATTTATTGTTTGCAAAGATGTGAGTTTGTTCAGGAAGAAAATCTTTTAGATTATTTTTATTAATCTTAGATGTATCCTCTCCATCCGGAACCATTGTGCGTAACCACTCTATCAATAGTTCCTCTGCTCTACGTCTTAATTTTTTATTTCTGCTTCCACTCATTTGTAACCTCTATAACTTTTGGTGGGTTAGGTGTTTTGGTAAGATACCTTAACCCATTAGAATATTTAAATACTCGTAACCCTTGTCCTTCGTTAGAATCTTTATGACATTCAAACTTGTGTCTACAATACATACACTCACGAGGGAGTTTCATGTTACCTGATTTACCATCGGCTTCAGGATTGTAACATAACTCCGGTGGATTAGCTAACTTAATAGCTTTCTTAACTGCTGTAATCTTTTTCTTAATGTTTGGTTTATCAAAATCATCAGGTCTAAACAAAGCTAACTCACCTGACTCTTTGTTCATAGCAAGAAAGCCACCTTTGTTTGTACCCTCTGCTGCTTCGTAACCGGCAAGTTGTGCCATGTAACCAAACGTATCTTGTTCTGCAAGTGTTCCATCTTTGAACTTCTTGAATGCAAAACCTGAAGCAGTTTTAATATCAACAACTTCACCATCAATCACACAATCCATGTGACCTTTGATTCCACTGACTGTTATTTCTTTTTGTTCGTTTGTAACTTTATGTCCTGATAGTTTTATCAGAAACAAAAGAATCTCCTCAAGCAAATGCCCGTAGAGAAACTTAATAAAGACATGAGGTGGGATAGACTCTGATTGTGTATCCTCTGTTCTCATATCAAACCACAATTGACGTGGCTTCCTACCTATGTTAGACATACGTAGCGTAGCATTACCACGTGGTTTAGGATGTGACCAATCGTANAGAATCTGTTTCATAGACTCTCCAAACTGTTCAATAGTGTCTTCGTCTAGATCAATGTGCTGACCTTCTGATAGGACACTAATCTTATTATATATGTCAGACACCAATGTGTCAAGAGTTTTTGATTTCTTTGTCATGTTTTTTTAAATATTTTATTGCTCTTTCTAAAATTTCTATGTTATCTTTGAATCCACCAAGACAGCGATTGCATGTGTGACATAACCAACCTCTGAATGATTCTGTTTCGTGGCAGTGATCTATGACCCATGCTCCTGATTTTTTTCCTCCTAATCCATTGACTTTATCGGATGAACCTAAACATATAGGACACTTATAGTCATCGTCTTGAGGCATCCCATGTTTTTCTTTTAATAATTTTCTAGCCTTACTTAAATGATTGTTACAAGATTTACATTCAGGTCTTAAAAAATTACCTCCTGAAGCAGGGCTAAATGCAGTAAGCGGAAGTTTTTTTTCACACTTAATACATATTTTACCATCTTCAAATAATAACTCATTATGATCATCAGGGAATAACGTTGATTGTTTAGTGAGTTTCACTCCAATCTCTCCCTATCTTAAACTCTCCGTCTAGCGGACATCTAAGATTAAAATGATTACCGGCATCAATAATACTTTCAACTGCAAGAGTACCAATCTTATTGGCTCTGCATTCTGATACCTCTATCTGCCATTCATCATGGATGTTGGCAACAAATTTAAAAGGTGTCATACTTAACTCTAAACGATTGGCAAGTATAGACAAACCTTTCTTCATAACAATTGAACCAGCACCTTGTAGTAGTGTGTTCAATGCTGCATGATTGTTTCTTATGTATAGCTTTCTACCATCTAATCCTTTGAGATATTTTTTGTTTGCTGCTCTTTGAACTCTATCTCTAAGAGATTTAAATGAAGGCTTATTATCGAAGAAATGTTCTCTAGCTCTTTTTCCATCTGACGTATTTCCTCCAACCACTTTGCCAAGCTTTTCATCTCCTGCTCCGTACATAAGTGCATAGATGAATGTCTTTGCCTGATTTCTTGATTTAAGCTGTGCAGCTCTTTGATTAGCTGTGTGTATGTCTCCATCGAGTATCTCCTTTATAAAGTCTTTATCATCCATATAGTGTGCTAACATTCTGATCTCAAGACCACTAGCATCAACACCAAGAAGGACATTGCCTTCATCAACAGTCCAACAAGCTCTACATTCTTTACCGTATGGACTACTAACTGAAGGTACTTGAGCCATGTTTGGCTTTCTATGTGTCATTCTACCGGTAATTGTACCGTTAGGAATAACAAAACCATGCACACGACCA